CTCTACAGCGTCTATGTAAGTATATAATAAAGTAGAAGTATCTTCAACTGATATTTCACTATCTTCTACATTTTCTCCAACAAATTCGTTGAAGTTCTCTGCTATCTTAAGTTCAAGTATAGACTTATTCTGAATACGATCTACGAACTTATCGAATATAAACGTATCAGCTTTATTGATTACAACAATCTTAACGAACTTATTCTCTATCTGAGATAAATCATATTGCATATAATCTGTATTACGATCATCGTAAGTTATCTTATGATACAGAGTATGAGGATTGTGTATAGCTTCCATAGTTCTAGTCTCTGTATCTAAGATATGAAAGTACTTATCATCATGAGCATCGTTCCAGAAGAATTCCATCTGCGATCCTAGGTACTCAATATTACCTTGCATTGACTTAGTATGAAAATGACCTGATAATACTTTCTCAAATCGTTTAAAGATAGCAGGATTAATACCATGCTCACACTTACGACCTTTCATCATCTCATATCCTTCGATATCGAAATGACCTCCAAGCCAATCGCATTTAGCGTTAGCAATAAAGTCTAATGACTGCTTCTCATTCTCAGCTGATATCCAAGGTACAAGGCCAAGCTTAAAACCGTCATAGTCCATGACAGTAGGCTCATGAAGTATATTTACCTCATTCATATAGTGACCTAAGAGCTCCTTGAGACTGTTAAGCTCATTAGTGTTCTTATAGTATGTGTCATGGTTACCACAGATAATATCCATGGTCATTCCATACTCTCTTAACGGTTTAAGGAAGTGATTACGGTTGCGGTTAAGAGCGCGGAAGTTAATAAACTTCCTGTTATCATAGTAATCACCAAGATGCACGATATGGCTAATACCCCGTTCCAGAAGACAAGGAAAAAATACATCATTGTAAAATTTCTCTGCGTTATCGAGAAAGATGTCAGAGCTATTGCGAGTGCCACAATGAGTGTCATTAAGTAGGGCTATTTTCATGATCTAATATATTCCATTTCGGCGTCCAGCCTAGTTTAAGTAGCGGGTCAATATCTGCTATAGTATGAACTCTTTCACCTGCAGGGTTCTCATCACGCCATTCACCATTAAATCCAAATGCTTTCGCAACTTGTTCTACAGGAGTAGAATGACCTGTACCTATATCATATACACGTCTATCTATTATAGCTGATTCGAAGTTATTAATCAACTTAAAAATTGCTGAGATAACATCATCTACATGAACAAAGTCTCTGTTATGCTTTCTATTGATATACTTAACTTGATTGTTCTTAAACTTCATAAACAACATATCATCTCTACCAGGCCAAATAGTATGAAACCTCATACCAATAGCAGAGTAGTCTTCACATTGAATCTCATTCATTATTTTAGTAGCAGCATATGGATTACCCCACCATTCATATGCATTAGATGAAGAAGCATATAGAATATGTTTAGTATTTGCTTCAGCGAACTCTAACATATTACGAGTACCATTTACGTTAACATCATAATACAATTCAGGATTATCAAACGAAGGTCTAACTCCAGCAAGAGCTGCTAGATGAATAATAAAATCAAAATCTAGATCAGCATATGTTTGCCAATCTTGTTGAGATCTAATATCTTTATCATCACCAAATTCATACACCGTGCAGTCATTATTTTTTAGGAACTTAACTAGACGACTGCCTACCATTCCATCTGAACCAGTTACAAGTATTCTCATTTTATAAAATCTCCTAAGTCTGAATCAACATTTACATTACGCTTCTTACGTTTCTTTTCCTCTTGAGCAAAGACTTTTACTTCATCATCTTTCTCTTTTACTTTATCAATACGGTCTTTAAGCTGATCAACGAACGCTCTAACTACTTGTACTGAGTGAGTATCGTCTTGATTAGTAGCAATATACTCTTCTAAGCCACTCTGAGATAAGAACTTAATCTTAACATCTTGTTGTTTCTTTTCTTTAGCAATACGACGAAGGAATGCATACCAAGAGATCTGAGTAAAGTATGCGAATGCATTTGGATTACCTGTACGAGTAGCTGCTTCTATATTATAGTTATCAATCGCACGAAGACAATTCTCTACAGCATCCATAACCATCTCTTCCCGATAGGTATAGCGAATAAAGTTTGACTTATGAGAAAGACCTTCTGCGATCTTTAGGAAGCAAGATGCAATATAGTTAGGTACAATAGGTAGTTTAGTTTCTGCTTTTTGAGCCTCATTTAGAGTACGTACATAGTCTACAACTGCTTGAGAGAACTCTTTGTTGTTGACATAATGGATACTTGCTCGTTTAGTTCTTGCCATGATAAATTCCTTCAATTCATTATATTATAGTATGTATTTTTATTAGATGCAACTAAAGAAAACAGTTGCACTTTTCGCGAGATCGTATATAATCATATAGCGATATGGGGAGGGGGGATATGTTATTTAACTAAGAATCCTATTCGGGGGTCGTCTATGTAACCATTCGCATCGTCATAAGCTTCTATAAACTCAAAACCGTGTAATTCCATATGTTCTTTCTTCTTACCAAAGTCTGATGCCCATACAGGAATCATATGATCGTATACTGGATCAGGAGATAGTCTAAGATGGACTTCTATAGGTTTATCATTAATAAACTCTACATTGAGATAAGTTACATCTCCACCTATTGACTTAAAGGAATGATGTAGAGTAGGTCTATAGTCAGATCTCTTCCACTCTACAAACTTAGTTAGATTGATAGGCATATTAATACCTTCCCAACAATCTAATGCTTTCCATTCTCCACCTTTTATTGTATCACTCATCCATTTATAGTTAACAGAATAATGCTTACCATCAAAGTATTTACACCAAAAATAACCAGGGGCAATAGAAGTATAATCTCCCTTAGCTAGCTTTTGTACAGATGCACACGCTCCCATACCAGCTAAGTTATATATAGGTCTTACAACATACGTGCCTGTCTCTGGTATTTCTACTCCTGCAGGTCCACAAACATAACCAAACTTTTCAGCTAACCATAACTTATTCATCCACTTACGTTGTTTAGGATACTTTAGATATGCGTCTGTATCTTCCATTAGTGTAACTTGTCCTTATCGAATAGAGAAATAACATTGTCTTGATCTGAGTCTTGATAGTCATAATAATCAGATTGAAGATCAGCTACAAGGCGTCTAATATTTTTTAAGTTATCTACATCACTATCAGCTTCTATATTTTGCTCACTCTCAATAGCTTTAAAATATTGAGTTAAAAGAACTTTAGATGGTTTAGCTTCACCAATGATCTGATTAAAATTTAATAGTTGCAGATAATCATCTTCAAGTTGAAAAGACATCCACGGTCTAAATGAATAATATCTAAAACCATCTCTAAGAGCTTCTGATCTAACTACCATCATTGCATTTCTTATTACAACGTTATAGTCATCACCTTCAGGTTCTTGGACGACTTGAGCTACTATCTCATCACCGTTAGCTAATTTAAACTGTGTGTAACTCATTTAATATCCACCTTTATCATTTTGTAGTTAAATTGTTCTTTCTCATATATCTTTACTCTTTCAATTGAGTGTAAGAGTGTGTAGTTTTTTCTGCCTTTCCAATGGAGATCATCAGCAACATCGTAGAGTGTAGTAGTTTGTCCATTGTCTGATTTCCGTAATCCTCGTCCGATTGACTGAAGAACTTTGATCTGGGATTTCGAAGGTGAAGCAAATACAATATTATGCAAGTTCCGTATATTAATACCAGTACTGAAAGTACCAAGACTAGCGACAATGATAGCATTATTCTGCTTCTCCACAATCTTACGTATTGCTTCTCTGTCTGATGTATCTACTTCTCCAGATACAAAGAACACTTTACGTCCTTCTTCTACCTTACTATTTATCAACTCATAGAGAGGTTTGCCATGAGCGTCCACACGGTTAAATAAGACAAGAGTATTTCCCTTAGCAGATAAAGCCAGATTAGAAATGAGCCTGTTACGCCCAGTATTTCCAATAATGAAGTCAATTTCCTCTTGATAAGTTTTCTTTCCAAAATCTTCTCTTACTTCTTTAGTGTAGTTTAATAATAGTACTTTAATATCTAGCGGTGCTAGAGTTTCGTTGTCTTGTAATTTCTTTGTAGTAGTAACCTGATATACAGGACCAAATAATCCTTCAAGTACTAGCTTATGAGTTAATGTACCGTCTAATGTTCCTGTGAACCCATACCTATATTTAGCTAGGGTAGCTTTGTTCATAATCGAGGACAAAGACTTTGACTTAAATCCGTGACATTCATCTCCAAGTACCATACCAAACTGTTCGAACCATTTCCGAGGTAGTTTATATATTGATTGCCAAGTACTAATGATAATAGCTTTGTTAGTTGATTTATCTCTACCTGAATAAATTTTATGTAGTCCATTTTCACTCATCCCATAATCTATAAAATCTTGATGCATCTGCTCTACTAAAGATGTAGTAGGTACAATAACCAGCACTCTCCCAGCTCTAGGGTAACCTACGCCTTGTGCTATATACTGTAACCAATATTTAGCTATGAGATAAATTATAAATGATTTACCTGAACCTGTAGGAGATAAAAGAATTGCTCGAGATCTTGTTAGGGCTGTTTCAATGGCATCGTATTGGTAGTCTCGAGGCTGAAATGGAAGCCCTGCGTCAGAAAGTAGATCAGGTAGTGATTGAAGAGGTTCAGCAGCCGGTACCGGAAATCCAAAATCAGACTCTTCTGTGTCAACAGAATAAGATCGCTCAATTGCAAACTTTACTAAATAAGCATATAGCCCAGCAGGAAGCTCTCCGTTCATGCGATTAAAAAGCTTTATCTTTCCATCCCATACTTTGTTCTTATATGCAGGCATAAACTTATAGCCAGGAACATAGAATGAGAAGTAATCAGATAGCTCTGCTGCATGTCCTGCTTCACAGTCTACATACAACATGCTATAGTCTTTTAATCGTACAGTAAAGTCAACCATTCTCTTTTAATTCTTTATACTTCTGTCTTACATCTAAAAACTGTTGTAAGTACTCATGAGTGTTAATCTTAAAGACCTGAGGTTCATTGTGATCCACTGTGATCAATATGACCCCTTGTCTGATAGGGACTCCCGTTCTCTCATAGAAGGCTGCAGCGTAGAACGATGCTTGTATAAAGTAGTTCGTTATCCACTCTATCTTCTTAGGTTTACGAGATGTCTTAAAATCTACTATAGATAGCTCTCCATCAAACTCAGCTATACAGTCAACCTGACCAGCACATTTAAGTCTATCGCTATAGAGATATTCTTCTTGAAACCATACATTATCTAATCTCTTATCAATGATATCTTTTAGATGACTGAATGTATATAGGTTATTAGGCATAGCTTTGCCTTTCCAATCATCTACATTATCTATATAGTCTTCAGCTAACTTATGTACAGATGTACCTCTTGTAGCTGCTTGATGAGATATCTTATTAGCTTCTTCTTCGCCAACTCTTTTACGCCAACGCATGATAGAATCTACACTAAGAATATTAAGTACTGTTGTGATAGAAGGATAAGCATTACCGTCTGGGGTAAAGTACTTACGACCTTTCTCAGTAGTTTTTCTAGTCATTTTAGGTAGAGTGATACCATGATCAACGTGGGTAAACATTATTAGTTACCTGCCTCAAATTGTTTCCATTTTATAATATTGCCGATAGTCTGATGTCGCCAATTTAAATTGTTTACTATCTCAGTAAGAGTTTCTATCACAGTCTTCCAATACTGAACTCTCTCTTCGCTTTGTTGGATCTCTGGATCACTATCATAGTAGTATTCCATTTCACCTTTCATAACCTTTAGTCCGTCAAACGGATCAGGTTCCCATCCAAGAGCTTCTATAGACTCTCTATCCATCTTACCATTATAGTATAGCCATTTTTTCTTTAGTAACGTCTTCTGTTTAAACTCAGAACGTTTCTTAGCTAGCTTAGCCTCTGCTAGCCACTGTAGGTATTTAGCATGTAGTGAAGGAGTAGCTCTCGACGTCTCGTCTAAAGCAGTTCTTTGTATAACACTATCATTCGCCCATTCTTCTAGAATGTGTTTCAAATCCATAATATAACCTCATTATTTAATCTAATTCAAAGTAAGAGAACCTAAACGTAACTGGAAAAGTAATTGCAATAGTATCACCAGCAACAGCTGACATATCCATCTGACCTAAGCTCGTCGGTACACAATCTATATATCTAATCGTTCTAGTAACATTATTATGACTACTCAACATCATCAGAGTAATATCTGTTGTAGTAGGAGGAGCAGTATCTGTAACAGATCTATTTAATCTAGACTTCTCAGGCTTTTGTACCATTCTATGTAACCAATTGTACATCTCAGTATACGAATTCATATTCTCGTCAACTACTATTATAGCTTCTAGTTCACCAAAAGTCAACTTGTCACCAGGTATAGCAATATTACCAATACGTGAATAAGGTAATTCTGTAACTGGTACAGAGATGTTAGGATGAGATACATTCTGACAAAAGAACTCTAGATTAGCAAAGTTCTTTCTATCTACAAGAAGTTTAAACGCAGTAGGTTGTAATAGATTAAGATTATTTAATCCAGTTGTTGTACCTGTAAGCGCTGTATCTACATTGACTGAAGATGTTGGATCTAATGTTGGCATTATATGTCTCCTATTCACATGTATTTATATAGGTTTTAAACATAAAAAAAGGGCGGCCGAAGCCGCCCAAGTTATTTTCCGTATCTAAGCCCTATGCTGGGTTTAAGATATTGTCTACGCGGAAGA